GCTGACTTCTGGCACTGTCATTGGATATATCGCCTGATGGGAATAGCTCAAGCTTTACAAGGCGCTGTCAGCAAGGCGATCAAGCCGCTTGGCGGCGACGTGACAATACGTTTTGTGACGGCTGGTGCTTACGATCCTGCGGCAGGAACTGTTTCTCAAACTTTTTCTGATGAAGAAGTTAAAGGAGTCTTAACAGATGTTGTCGCAAGAAAAGAAAACGAACTAAATCAAACCAAAGACAAAAAACTTACGGTTGCTGCTGCTGACTTAACGGCAGCACCGGAAACAAAAGACTTGGCTGTTGTTGATAGCGTGGTTTATCAAATTATTGCAGTTGAGACCTATCCGCAAGGAACCACTGCAATCAGCTACGAATTAACCTTGAGGGCATAGCGATGGCGCGTCAAATTAAAATTGACCAGATCGCTGGCTTGATGAAGGAAGAGATTCAGCATGTTGTTGAGGCAACAGCATCAAGCTGGACCAAGCAAGTAAAAGAAGAAACTCCTGAGGATACTGGAACGTTGAAAAATGCTTGGGAACTAAAAATTGGCAAACTAGAGGCAGAAATTACGAATAGAATGGAATATGCCGAGCCTGTAATTTACGGCAATAATTTGCCTCCAAGCTGGGGAGGGCGATACCGAACACGAAAAGGCACGCAGCCAGGTTTCCCAGAGCGAATTGCCAAAGAAATTGCCGTAAATGAAGTGCCTCGATTTGTTGAGGCGTTTAGGAGGCAAAACTAATGGCAGCTGCTGACCTCAATACCATTCGCGCTGTGCTGGAAAGCAGGCTTGCAACTGAGCTTGCAAGCGCTCCTGTAGTGCCAGTTGTTTTTCACAACATGGCTTTTGATCCTCCGGCAAATTCGTCTTGGGTGCAGTGCTTGACTGAATTTGGCGCAAGTCAGTATTTAGGGCAGGGCCTGACTGCTAACTCTCAAAATCGTGTTATTGGTTTGATCACTGTCAACGTTTTCAGTGCTCTTGGTGTTGGAGTCGGTGCTAACTACGTTATCGCCAAGAGGATTCGCGACCTATACAATAGGGTCATTGTGTCGGGGGTTTACTTCGACGCTCCAATTGGTCCAGAGGTTTTAGCTAAGGCTTCTCCCGAGGGCTTTCTGCAAACTCAGGTCCGTGTGACCTTTGAATTCATCGAGGAACTCTGACCATGGCCACTATTCGCGGAGAGCAAGGCGCTGTCCAGTTTGAGACTGGCGGCGGTAGCCTTGCAACAGTTGTTGGCACACGCAGCTGGAGCCTGACGATCACTAAGGAAACGTATGAAACCACGGATCATGGTGATACGTTCAAAAGTTTTGTTGGTGGCTTAGTTTCCGGCGAAGGTACTGTCGAGCTTGTTTACGATCCTGATGCCACTGGTCAAGCTGGATTGATTGAAGACGTTGTAAAGGTAAATGATGCAACGGACGCAAGCTTTGAGCTGTTTACAACAGGCAGCACTTCAGGCACTGATAGCGTTGCGTTTGCCGGAATTATTACTGATACAGAAATCACTTCCACTGTCGGCGAGTTGGTGATTGTCTCGTGCAACTTTGTGACCTCTGGCACTATCACTTCCAACCTGGAGTGATGGGGCTATAGTTTAAGCAACCACTTTATTGATTGAATGGTTGCTTCTAGTCGCACTGTTGATCTGCTGGTTGAGGCATTTGACCTTAACCAGCGCCGGAAGTTTGCACTAAAAAACGAACAAGGTAAAATCCTTGTTGATTTGTACTTCAAGCCGATCACACGCGCAGACCGCAAAAAGGCGCAAAGTTTGGCAGGCAATGAAGAAGCTTTGGATGTGAGTACACAAATGCTGTGCCAGATCGCAGAACTTGAGGACGGAACAAAAGCCTTTGCGCCTGCAGATGCAGTCAAACTGCAACGGCAGCTGCCTGAATCAGTCTTGAATGAAATTGAGCTGTTTTTGTTTGGTGTTGGAGAAGCTGCTGACGTTGAAGAAGCAAAAAACGACTAAAGCAGGACAGCTGGCTCTATTTTGAGTTTTTTCTGGCCTGCGAATTAGGAATGACGGTCAGCAAGCTTCGCACTGAATTGACAGACGCGGAGCTTGTTTATTTCGCTGCTTACTTCCAAGTAAAAGGCGAAAGGGAAGAGAAGGCAATGGATCGCGCAAAAATGCGGCGGAGGTAGACTTGTGGCATTACTGAGCAGCCATGGCAACTTCAAATGTTACCTTGATTGTCAACGCTGCTCAGGCGGTCAATCCTCTTAGGCAGGTAACAGCTGAGACAAAGAAACTTGAGGGCGCAACGCGTGACGTAAATGGACGTTTGCGAAATCAAAAAGATGGGTTTGTAAAAGTAGGTCGTGCAGCCTCTGGTGCGTCAAAGGGCGTAAACAAATTAAAAGGTGCCATCGGAGGGTTGCTTGGCGCATTTACGGCAATACAAACAGCTAAATTTGTTTTCTTCAAAACAGCGGAGCTTGAAACTCAAACGCGCAGCCTAAAAGTTCTAACAGGTTCCCTTGGCAGTGCTAAAAATATTATTGGAGAATTGCAAAGATTTGGAGCTGTTACACCTTTTACAGGTTCAGAGTTAATTGAAACAGCAAAACGCTTAAAAGCTTTTGGATTTGAAACAGAACAAGTTGTTGATGTTACTAAACGGTTGGCTGACATAGCGGGCGCGACTGGTGCTGATCTTTCTGGAATCGCTACGGCTTTTGGTCAAATTCAAGCAAAAGGAAGATTGCAGGGCGAAGAGCTGCTTCAACTGCAAGAGCGTGGCGTTGACTTAGCAGGAGTTTTGAGAGAAGAATACGATCTAACTGGCGAGCAATTCCAAGCCGCTCTTAGTAAAGGGCAAATTAGCGCCGAGGCAGTTAATTTTGCGGTAGAAAAACTTACCGAAGCGGGAGGCAAATACGCAGAAGGCGCAATATCACAATCAGATACCTTAAGCGGCAAATTCAGCACATTGGTAGACAATGTTGATCAACTTGCAAGAACTATAGGGCAGGTGTTGTCTCCTGTAATTAAAGGGGTTTTCAACCAAGCCATTCAAACATTAGAAGTTTTAAATCGTATGCTTGCCGCAGGCAGAGGAGGAGCTTTTAACAGAGAGATTGGCGGCATTGGCGCAACAATTACTTTTGGCGCAACATCTCAAGCAATAGACGATGCTGAGAAATTTTTAACACAAATATCTTCTCAAAAAAATAAAGCAGGTATTCAGCAAAATATACAGGCTTTAACGCAGTTAAGCAACGCTTTGAAAAGAATTCCAGCCACTGACCCAAATGCAGACAGGCTCGTTCCGCTGCAAGGGCGAATTATGCAATTGCAAAATCAAAACTTAGCAGCATTGAGTAATTTGCCTAGTCAGGCGTTGACAGAAATAGTAAAACCTGATCTTGGCCTTACAAACGGTGGCGGCAAAACATCTACGTCTTCAGCTGCAGCAAAGCCTGACATGTCTCAAAAACTTTTTGACCTAAATAGTAGGTTGCTGGGCCAAGAAGGCGAGATTACAGAGCTAGAGAGACTGTCTTTAGAGTTTCAAATAGCCAAGCAAAAAGTTCTTGAAAATGACCTCAAGCCTAGAGAAGAAGCCATTGAACTTTTACGAGCAGAGGTAGGTTTTGAAGAGCAGCTTTTGGATTTCAGGCAAAAAGGAATTGACGCCGAAAATAAGCAAAAACAAAAAGCAGAAAAAGAAAGGCAAAAAATGGAAGCAGCTGAAAAGAAACGCAGGGAATCTGATCCTGGCTTTCAAATGCAGAAGCAGCTTGACGAGTTGCTCAAACTTGAAAATCAAGTAGCTGCGGGTGCCACTGCTATCGGTAGCGCTTTCAGTAACGCTTTTGTTTCTGTTGTAACTGGCAGCAAGAGCGCGAAAGAAGCATTAGCCGACATGATGTCTGCCGTTGCTGAGCATTTTATGGACATGGCTGCACAGATCATTGCTAAGCAATTAGCGATGATCTTGTACGGCACGATCATGAAAGCGTTTGGGATAGGTGGGGGAAATATGGGCGGAGACAACTTTTTTGATCCTTTGACTGGCAAGGGTGTTGCTGGACCTAACTTTGGGTTAGCAGAAGGCGGATATGTTTCAAGCCCAACTAACGCTTTAATTGGTGAAGGTGGCGAGCCTGAATATGTCATCCCTGAATCTAAAATGCGTACCGCAATGTCGCGTTATTCACGCGGCAGTCGCGGTGGCTCTGTTATCCCAGAATCTGGTGCAGCTGAAGCAATGGGAGAAGGAGGTGGAACTGCTGTTGCCGCTGCAATTGATGTTCGCTACACAGTGGAGCGTATCAATAGCATTGATTACGTGACTGCAGATCAGTTCCAAACTGGAATGCAGCAGGCTGCACAGCAAGGTGCTAAACAGGGTGAACAGCAAACCCTGAAGCGTTTACAGATGAGTGGCAGTACACGTAAGAGGATCGGGATATGAGCCAATACGCTTTAGGCCATGTCGTAACGATCAACGCCTTGCGGGAGTCAACAAATAGCAGCACTGAAGGGTTGTTTGTGCAGTTTCGTTTTCAGAACTTTTTCATAAATCAAGATATGACATACAAGAGTAATTCGTATGGCTTCGTACCGTTTGGTTTTTCTGGTGTAACCGTAAATCGTACGGGAGATGGCATGGAAGCTACTCTTGTCTTTCCAAACAATGATTTATCTCGCGGATGGGCAGTCTTGGCAATTAGAGATCATTATGTTGTTGAGGTTGAAGTATTAATAGTAGATTCAACTAATCCTTCGAGTGGTACGCATACAAGCGTGCACAGTTACACCGGGCAGATTACTGGCGGTACTTGGGACAACGTATCGCTAAATCTGCAAGTCAGCTCAGTGCTAGACGCTGTTGGAACTGACATCCCAAGGCGTGCTTTGACCAAGAAACTTGTTGGCAATTTGCCGGTTGCAAATAATGTCCGATTGCAGTGATCTAATTGGAATGCCGTATCGGTTTGGTGCTGACGGCAGTGACGGCCATATTGACTGCATTCATCTTTGTTATCAAGCCTTGGAGCGGATGGGTATTGACGCGCCACCGTTTAAGCAAAGCTGGTATGAGGCAAGTAAGTGGGATGTATGCCGAGATCTAATGCGGTGGGGTTTGCGAGTTGAAAAGCCTGCGTATGATGGGGACATTCTGCTGCTACCGCAGCAATCCTGGGCATTCGCAGTCACATGGCAAAAAGGGATTCTGTATTTCGGCCCGATGACGCAGAAGGTGCAGTGGTCATTGGTTCGAGCATTTACGACGTACCACTGCTTCCGTACGAAAGGCAGCTAATTGCAACGATTGGGATAACTGAAGAAGAGTATCGAGCATTTACAGCTGAGGTTAGAAGGCGTGGAGCGGTAAGACCAGCGGAGTATGAGCATATTCCTAATGTTCAAGCAACAGGCACAGAAGCAGTTCTGATCAACTTAGCGATCAGCCTTGTGCTGACTGGTGTCTCATACCTGCTGACACCAAAGCCAAAGATGCCACGCGCTCAAGGCGGTGGTGTAACTGATCTTGGCAGCATTACAGGGGCCAATCGTTTTACGCCTTCACGCGGCTTTGAAACGCTTGCAGAGTTAGCAGATTATGCCTCGCCTGTTCCCATAATTTTTGGGATGTATAAAAACGATATTGGCGGAATGCTGGTTACGCCAAAGCTAATTTGGTCGCGGATGTTTAGCCATGGAACGTCGCAAAGAGCGAAGCTTATGTTTGTTGTCGGCGAACAGGGCGTCAATGATATTGGCATTGATAAGCCAGAATTAGAGGGAATTTTTCTAGGCAACAATGCGCTAGATGCAATTTTTGAGGATAATTTTGCTTTTTACTGGCACAAGGCATCTTTTTCAGGCAACTTTCGCATTCGAGGAAGTGACAAGCAATATGGAACAAGAGGGCCTCTTGACTCTGGAGATCCAGGAGTAGGCGGGAATAATGATGCTTTTGGTGTTGAAAATCCGGAAGGTTTTGAGCCTAATGAACTTTTTTGCCATGCCTATTCCCCTTCTAATTCTGCAGCATTTGGGTGCCATGGCCCAATTGCAAACGGCACAAATTTTAGAGTCAACTATCAATTAAATCTTATTGCAGAAGATAGCGATAGACCGCAAAAGAAAGTAATTCTTATGCAGCGAATAAAGGTTGTTGGGGAATCTGGGGCGATTGACGGAAGCAGCCCAAATGGGAAAAATTTAAGAGATCGAGGCATCATTCCAAGGAATGCAGAGAAAGACGAACGTGAACCAATTTTTGATAAATTCCATGACGGCACTGGAAGAAACTATAGTCCACGTATGGGGATTGTTGAGTACAACGGTACAAAAAATGACGACACCAACAACTCGTTATTTGTCAACAAAAGATTTACGACTGTAATTTCAAACGTGGCAAAAGATGATGAAATCGTGTTTTCTATAAAGAACTCAAGAATATCCGAAGATTTTTACCAAAGAGAGGAAGGTGGAGCGCCTGTCGACGACATAAATTCAACAGTCGTTTCACTGCAAGAAGAGGCTGACAGCGCAATGCAGCTTGGCGAGCACTTTATGATTGGTGGGAGTATTTGGAAAGTAACACGTAGAAAGCTGCAAAATTTTGAGCCCACAGAAGATGGAGGCGCTGATCAAAGAATTACACTGCAATGCGTAGATACTTCGACTTCAAGATTTAGAAAAATTGGAATCGTAAGTAAGGATTTAGTTGTTGAGCCGCAGGGTACTGGTAACGAATTTATAGGAGACAGCGGTGTTGGCGATCAATCAATTGGAGTTGGCGAAGGATTTTTCCCCTTAACGCAAGTTGCAATTGCAACTATTAAAAACAACAGGCCAGCATTTATTACTGAGATTGGGCTTAAGAGCACTGTATTCCAGCGCTTAAACGGGTTGTGCAATTTTCAAAATCTGCCTTCTACTGGAGAAGTAAAAAATTCTGAAGAGGAAAACATTCAAATTAATAATGGAACGATAAGCGCAACAATTCGTCGATCTTCAATGTTTAGGATTTATATCAGAGACGCCAGGGACAATGGATCAACTTTTCAACCGTTTAGTCAAAATCTTATCTTTGTCGTCCAAGGTCAAAGCCCAAGCGCTCAATATAATTACATAAAATTTATCAATGAAGATCAGCAGCAACGCCAGCTTGAGTTTAAATTTGTGCCCTTTCCATGCTCTGAGTTTAGAGCAATTGCAGATACGGACAGATCATTTACATTTGTTGTTCTAGACCAATCAACAAGCACCGCTAACGCTGCTGAGCCCAATACGGTCACGCTAGGCCCTAGAACGCTCACTAATGGGCTTACACTCCAAATAAAAGTTTCTGGCAGAAGCTTTACCGATAAGAGAGGACTTAAAGGCAATAATGAGTTCAAAAAAGGGCCTAAAACAATTGCTGCTGTTGAAGAACCTACATATCCAGATGGAGTTATTTTTCATTCTGCTTCTCCTCTCGTAGCAGTAGGAAACATTGCAGAGGTTGGTGAAATTTTATCAAGAGTGCCCGCAGGACGAAACATTGCAAATGAAGGCATCACTCAAGGCAAATTGTCTGCTTTTTTCTATGCAATTGCCGGAAGTGCCAGCACCTCAAACGTAAGGAATGGAAGGTATCTTTCTATACAGACAGTCGAATACATAGACGGCCAGCAAGGCAAATGGCTTCATTTGCGATGGAGACTTAGAAAAGTAGTAAATGACAGTGGGCTAGCGCCGGGTGAAACTCATCGCTGGGCATTTGACGACAGTGACGGTGACTCAATAGTTACTATTTTGGGCAGCGGTGGGGGGTTTTCTACTGGAGAGATAATTGAAGTGAAGAGAGGATCTGAAGGCACTGATGTTGCAAGCGGTCAGTCAAGTTATCCAAACACAAACCCTTTTGTTAACAACCATCCTGATGGAACAATGACATTTTCAGGCATGAGGTTTGTGGTAAGGGCAGTTACTAAAGACGTAGATTTAGCTGCTAGATCGCAAGCATGGCG